AAGTAGTAGATGATGTTATACAAAATACAATTGTTTTATTCAAAATTAATATGAATGAAACAAGAGTAAATATCTATGGTGAGGCATTAAATAAAACTTGGTATCCGGGTGTACAAGTATATGCATTAATTAATAAAGACCCTGAATCAATTCGTTATGAAGGATTTGGGTCTGAAACGGATCAAAACATAACATTCAAATTAGATAGATGGATGTTGGAAGAAAAAGGAATATATCCAGAAATTGGAGATATAATAAATTTTAATGATGGATATTTTGAAATTGATAATACAAACGAAGTACAATTTGTAGGTGGCCAAACATATAATAATTTTAGTGTTGTATGTTCTACATTTATGGTAAGTAAATCTAATTTAAACATAGAAGAAAGAATAAAATAAAATGTCTACAAATCCATCAAAAGAAACATTTAATAGGGGTAATCAAATAAAATCCACTAAAGGAGATATTAAACAAAGTATATCTCTTTTTGATATTGATTATGCAATGATGTCTTATTTAGAAGATACTGTATTACCAACATTAGATGATAATGGTAAAGCATTAAAAATTCCTGTTATATATGGTAATTCAGAAAGATGGAAAGGTGCAAGAAGAGATGGTATTTTTAGAGATACAAATGGTAAAATACAACTACCATTAATGATGATTAGAAGAACATCTATTTCCAAAGACGAAACAATGCCAATGTTAAAAAGGCATGTTTCATATTCTGGAATTACAAAATATTCAAAAGATAATAGATACGATAGATTTACTTTATTAGGATCAGCTGTTAAACCAAAATACGAAATTTATAAAATTCAAATGCCAGAATATGTGGAATTGAATTATGAATGTATGGGTTGGACAAGTTATACGGAACAATTAAATTCAGTAATAGAACAATTAAATTACACAGGCCAATATTGGGGAGATAAAGATAAATTTAAATTTAGAACAGAAGTTTCAGAATTTAATGTTGTGAATGAAGTAGGTGAAGGAACTGAAAGAATTAATAGAGTTGAATTTACTTTAAATGTTAAAGCGTATTTACTTCCAGAAAAATTTGATGGAGAAAATACTACTAAAAAATCAATATCTACAAAACGAGTTGTTATTTCAACCGAAACGGATGTAACTGCAAATGGTAGATTAGAAGGAATATTAACAACACCATCACCATATTATGATAATAAAGATTTAATTGATTTCTTATCTTTAAATAATAGTAAAGCTGAATACCCAACCACAAGTAATACAATAACATTTTCAGAAATAAAATTAATTAAAACACCTGCACAATTATCATCAGTAGTAACATCGGGAATAACTTATAACGGAAATATATACGATATTAAATTATATATAAATGGTGTTAGGTATTATCAAACAACACATTTTACAGCAGTAGTTTCTAGTAATCAATTGGACATTACATTCTTACCTGCAAATTTAGGATTTAGTGTTACTAGTATTTACGAAATTACTATTACAGGTAAATTTATTGAAATTCTTCCATAATGAAAAGAAGTTTATTAGATATAACACAAAAAATCAGTAGAAACCCTGGTAAAGCTGTTTTAACTCCAAAAGATTTAACAAATTCTACTTATTGGATTTACCAAGCCGTAGGTTGGAGATTTGTAGATATATTAAGAGAAATCCAATATAGAACTACACAAAATAGGTTACAAGTTTATATTAACACACAGGCAATAAGTGGAACGGATTATATAGTTGAAGAAGGTGGAAACGGACTATTGGTTAAATTTATAAAAGATGAATTTCATGGGTTTGTTTTAGATGATGGTGATTATATTGAAATAAAAGGAGATATAGAACAATATGCTTAAACAATTCAATTCAAATACACGAGAATTAAATAGAATAGTTAAAAAATATAACCTAACTAATATTTCTGCGTCCGTATATGAAGGTATCGAAGTAAGTGGTTCTAATGATTTTAAAACTATTATGGGTGATTATATAAATCAATCATATACACTATCATCTTCATTTGATGGTAGAGATATAAATGGTAACCCATTATCATCCTCACAGGCAATATTAGAATTAAGTGCATCAATTGCATATGCTTATACCGCATCATTGGATATAAGAATACCTACTAAATTTGGTGGTAGAATAAAATCTAATCCAAATCCAATTAAATTAGTAAATAATAAAACAAAAATATCAGATTTTTATCAAGAGATATTAGAAAATAGTGCAAAACAAATTGAAAAAGGAATTAATGATTTTAGTAATGTTGGATTTGGAAGTTTAATCATTTATAGTTCATCATTAGATTACGGCACAGAAGGTGCATCACCTGATAATTTTGAAGTACTAGTTTATGGATTACAGATACCCGGAAATTATTCAATAAAGGAAATTGAACATAATGTAGTTATAACTTTAAATAGTAATTATATTGATTTTGACAATGTGACAATAAACAATATTTCCGTCAGAGGTAAATTTAAACAATAGATATTTATACACAATAATAATAGATAACGGATACAAATGGCAGAGTTAATTCAACCCAAACAAATAGATTTTACCAATTTTGATGTTCCAATAACAGGAGCAATTGATTTACGAGGTAATTTAACGGTAGATGGTGTTTCCACTTTTAGAGCAAGATCGGATGATGAATATTCGTTAATTGTTTCGGGTGCAATGGCAGTGGTTGACAATTATGTAACAGCAAGTATAGTTAATATTAATAGAACTGCAGTATCAGCATCAATATATGTTCAAAGATTTGGAACAATTGGAACAACAGATCCAGTTGTAACTTCGTCTTATCAATTACCTGGAGTGATAGATTTAGGAGTATTTTAGTAAGTTAAACGAATAAATCATTTTTATCTTAAAAAAACATATTTATAGATTAGAATAACCTTATATTAATTAAAGTAAAGCATGGCTCAAATCATAAAACATCGTAGGGGTAGTATTGGTAGTGTTCAAAATATTACCACAAGAAACGCCGAATTAATTGTCGCATCAGGTTCAATAAGTGATTTAGCAGGCCCCTTTGTATTTATTGGGTCTCCAACTGATACCGATGAAGGTGTGGCAGGTGTATATAAAGCCGTTTCCAAAATTTATCAAGGTACAAATAAACCATCAATACCAGTAGGTACATATAAATCTATAATTGATGGTACTCCATTTTATTCTACAAACGACCAAACACTTTATATATTAGGATCGGATGTTGACAATGTACCAGGTTCTGGTCATACTAATATGGACTTAACCGGTAACTTAGAAGGTAGAAGTATTAATAAAATTACTCTACAATCTATTAATGGTTCAATTCAAGTAACAGGAAGTATCGAAGCAAAAGGAAACATTTCTGCAAGTGGAGACATCACTGCATCAAATCTTTATTTAAGTGGAGATGCAAATATTAGTGGAAACATCTTTTTAGGTGGTAATATTAACATTGGTAATCAAACTACGGATTTAATCGTATTTGGTGGTGAAGTAAGTTCATCAATTTTACCAGAATTAGATAATCAATTTAATTTAGGTGCTCCAACACAAAACTGGAAAAATTTACATATTAGTGGTACTGCATATATAGATACCTTAAAGGCAGGTGCAATTACACTTAATGGTGTTCAAATTTTTGATGACTTAGCAGTAAGTGGTTCCGCAGTATTTGGTTCAAAGGGAAATGGCCAAACATTTATAATTAGTTCATCTTTGTTTGTTTCAGGTACAACTAATTTTAATGCAGGTGATGTTAGAATAAAAGATAACTTAATTGTTACGGGTTCAACATCTTTAGGAAATGATAGTTCTGATTTAATAAAAATAACAGGTTCGTTAACACTTTCTGGTTCAACTAGTTTTGATGCAGGAAATGTCAGAATAAAAGATAATTTAACAGTTTCAGGTTCTACTTTTATAGGAAATGATGTTACCGATTTATTAAATGTAACAGCATCAGTAAATATATCAGGTTCTACTATTCAAACAGGAAGTATTTTCTTAAAGGGTTCTGAAATAATTGAAAATAACCTAACAGTTTCAGGTTCTACATTTTTAGGAGATAATAGTTCAGTAGATGTAGTTCAAATTTCAGCTTCAGTATTAGTTAAAGGTACTGCAAATTTTAATGATGGAAATGTATCACTTACAAATAATTTAATAGTAAGTGGTGGTATAGTTGATGTATCTTATGTTGCAACCGACATCAAAGTTAAAGACAATGTTGTAGGTGCATTAAGTGTTAAAGAAGGAACTAATCCATATATTACAATTGACACTACTAATGGTTCTGAAAAAATAAAATTAGAAACTGCAGGTAATGTAGAAGTAAGTGGTATTACAACTATACAAAATTCAACACAAAATACTACATGGAACGATGGAGCATTAATCATAAGTGGTGGTGTTGGTATTGGTAAAAATTTATATGTTAGTGGTTCTACAACAATTGCAGGTAACCTTACAATTTTAGGAAGTTCTTCAATTGTAAATATAGCAGCATCAACTATTCAATTAGGAGATAACATATTAGAATTAAATGGTAATAGTTTAGCAAATGGTGGTATCTATATAAAAGACCCAACAGGAGCTAGTTTATCAACTGGTTCATTAATATGGGATTCAACAAATGACTATTGGTCAGCAGGTTTAAAAGGTGCTGAAATACAATTAGCAAATTATCCGTATGTTTCTCAATCAATTGCTGAATTAAGTGCATCAATGGATGCAGCTACAATATTCAAACCAACTGGATCTGTTTACGCAACTACAAACAATATTGAAATAACAGGTTCTACAACTGGATTAATGAACTCTCCAGATGGTGCAGTATCAAACAAATACGCATTATCGGTATCTCAGTCAATTCACGCGGAGAACATAAATGTGGGTGTGCCAACCTCAAATGACTGGCAAGCAAATCTAGTGGGATCATACTTTAATAACTTTACAGAAAATACAGATGTTTCTGAAATTCTAAGATTTGTTGCAGGTTTATTATCTGCATCAGCTCCAGACGCAGCTCCAAATACAAAAACATTAAGTTCGGTAACCGCAAATACAACGAGTACAACAACTGGTACGGCATTAACAGGTAGAATTCCACAAAGTACATCAAATACGACTGTTACTTATTTACAAGGAAAAGGATTTGCAACTGCAGGTTCTACAATCTTTAGTGGTATTACTCCAATTTATACCGATTCAACTTACGCAAAAAACTATACATCAGTTGCAGGCGGAACTACAATAGTAACATCATCAGCAGATACTGAATTATTTGGTTTAGGTCAATTAAGTAGTGGTACTCCGACAAACTTAAAATTATCCGGTTCGTTTACGCACCGATTCATGGATAATAGTACAAAGGTATTAACTTTAGCTTCTTCATCTCAAGCAATCATAACTCAAACTGGAGCTGGGACTACTGCAGGTGTTAAATTAGCAAAAATATTAACTGTTAATCCAAATGTAATTCCTCCGGCATATCAAGATGGTAAATTTGCAAACGCATTTACACAATCATTATATGTTACGGGTTCTACAGCTACACCAAATGTTTCTGGATATTATCATATATCTGCTTCATTATCAATAGCAAGTGGTTCATCAGTATTTTCTACTCCAATAACAACGAGTACGGAAATATTCTACGCACCATTAACAACTATTTCATCGGCAGTACCGGTTCAAACATCGGCAACGGGTAGTACAACATTGGCATATGTATCGGCAGTTTCTCGTTCTTTATCAGGTGCACCTTATTTGAGTGGTTCAACATATACTATATCATCTTCAATAACAAACTTATTTAATCCACTATTCTTTAACGGAACAGTTGGTTCAATTACATTAAGTGGTACGGGTATGACTGCAACATCGGGTGTAAATTCGGTTGCAACATCAGGAGGAACAATATCAACTGCAAATGGTGTTTTTGATACTACAAATACAACAGTAAGAGCTACTTCTACAATTCCATTTGAAACGGATGTTGTTAGATTAAGTGGATTATATACATTTGGTTCTGCCAATATTACAAACATTACACAAACATCGTTTACTCCAACAACTTGGACGGCAACAATGGGTGGTGTAAACTACAATAATGGTTCATCAGTTTCAAAAGTAAATACATTTGATTATCATACCGCAGGTGCATTTGGACAACCTGTAGCAAGTGGTTCATTAGCATACTTTACAAGAACTCAAGGTGCAGATACATCAACTATTTTAGCAGAAAGTTTTGTAGGTGAAAGTTATCGTATTCAATTAACAGATAATGTTTTAGCATTCAACGGAACGGCCTGGACTACAACATTTGGTTTATATAATTTAGGTGCAAAAGACCTTCAAGTTAAACCTGGTTTCTTAGTTAAACCTGGTGGAACTTATGGATATTGGTTGGGAAATCCTGACGCAACATCTGATTACAAATATTATATTAGAAAATTCACAGTATCACCTGCAGTTACTAAAACATCAATGACTCTTAATTTAGGACAAGCATTAACGGCATGGAATACTGCAAATAATAATTCGGTATCAGCGGTAGTATTGTTTGAATCATCTAAGAATACACTTTATACACCTGCAAGAGTATATGACCCATCGGATTTAATTAATAATGTAATTAACTCATCAATAACGGCAAATACAGACGGAACGAATCCTTTTGGAAGTGCAATTGCATTATATGGTAATACGGGTGGTTCATTATCAACAACAACTTATACAATTCCTTTAAGAAATGGTGATGGTATGATATTGAACGCAACATATGACGAAATATATGTAATAGTAAGATACAAAGGAGACCCAACACCGGTTACATCAATAACAACAACATTTAGTTAATAATTAAGAGATATAAAGAGATAAAATGGCAATAAATAACACATTCAAATCAGCAAGGTTATTACAAAGTAGACGATATACTCATGACGCCTTTACAGATGGACAAGAGGCATTTACGTCTACATTGGATATAAATGCTAATGAGGTATATATTGACCAAGCTCTTATTCCATCAAGTAGTTTACCTTTTAGTGGTAGTGCACAAAGTGGTTCTATTTATTCAGTTGATGGTTTACCGGTAGTAAAATATTATTATAGAGCAGGATTAACTCGTTCAGATTTAGTTTCTGGTTCAAAAAATGAAGTTTGGTTTTTATTATCAAACGCAACTGCATCAGCAGGTATTGGAGCTCAGTTAATAGATGGTAATCAACAAACAAATTTCGTATCTCCAAAATATTCAGTAGTAGCTTTAGCAAATGCAAACGCAGAAGATGCAACTCCTGGTTATGGTGTTAAGGTATTCGTATCAACATCAAGTACAGTAGCAGGTATTGTAGCAGGTGACCAAGTTTCTACTAATGATTATACATTTGATTATAAAACAGGTGTATTACAATTTACTACAAACACAACTGCACCGGCAACAACAAAATATGTATACATTTCAGGATATCAATATGTAGGTAGAACTTTATCATCACAAATTGGTAGTGGTACTGGTGTAATTTCATCAAGATTATCTAGAATAGAGGAAAGTACGGCATCTTTGAATGTATTTAGTGCATCTCAAGAAGCAAAAGATATAATTGTTTCTAACTATACATCATCAATGAATGCATTTAGTGCATCGGTTAGTGCAAGTTTAGTATTCTTACAAGGAAGTGGTTCAATACAATCTTTAGGTACACAAAATAATGTAACATTCTCAATTGTAAGAGCAATCAACGACTTAAATGTTGGTGGTGTTACAACTATAACAAATACAACCCAAAACACAACATGGAACGATGGTGCATTAATTGTATCGGGTGGTGTTGGTATTGGAAAGAATTTATATGTTTCTGGTTCAACAACAATCGTAGGAGATTTTACAGTATTAGGAAGTTCATCAATTGTAAATATTTCTGCATCTATAATTCAATTAGATGACAATATTATTAGATTAAATGCTTATAATCCTTTCTTAAGATATGCTGGTATTGAGGTTATGGATAGTGGTTCTAATAATACATCGGCATCTGTTCTTTGGGATTCAGTAAATGATTATTGGATATTAGTTTCAGGTTCAACAGGAGGTTCGGTAAGTGGTAGAGCAATTTCAACTACTTATGCAGCTCAAGGTTCCGAAACTTCAATAACATTAAATACAATACCAAAAGCTACTGGTCCGGGTTCAATAGGTGATTCTTATTTAACTGAAAACGGAACTAGATTAACTTATTTTACGGATGCATTAATAGTAACGGGTTCAACCGGTCAAACATACATCAAAGGTAAAGTTACATTGGCAGATGGTGGTGGAACTGATACTGAAACAATATCATCGGCAATTTTGTTTAGAAATTCTTCAAATGAGTTAGGATATGTTTCAACAACCGTAACAACGGATATAACAACTGGAATATTATCATATAGAACATCGGATGGTAGATTGATATTTTCATCTATGATTGATGGTGGTGGATTCTAAAATAATACAACAAAAAAATTAAATTGGAAAGGATTGGTGGAAACATCAATCCTTTTATATTTATACCTGACTTATATAAGTCTTTTTTTCGTATATACTGTAAAAAGAAACCATAGATATGGCTCAAACAATTAAGTTGCGTAGGAGCGCCGTAGCAGGAAATCGTCCAACTACCGGCCAATTAGATTTAGGAGAATTAGCAATAAACACCGTAGATGGTAAGATTTATTTTGAAAGATCTGCA